TCTGGCTCTTGACGATCCAGAGAACCCTCTCAAGCCTAGGACACCTGTTAGTAGAGTCGTTACAAGAGCTGTCTCATATGCTTCGTCCGAGTCGAACGTCTGATCAAACGCTTCAATCCCTAGAGATTCGTTTGTAATCTTGTTCTGGAAGGCTTCTGCCATTCCTTGCATTATCTCTTGAGCATTCTCGGCGCCAATTTCTTTTAGATAGGCCTTAATTGTTTCAGTGAATGCTAATGGCTTAGTGACTCCATTCTTCATTCTCTTGATTACATTCTTCGACAAATAGTCTGTAGGGTTTAACCTACCAGTAATCAACTTGTTAGGAGCTACAAGCTCCAGGAATGATTGAGTGATTGTTGCGCTTCTTGAGTAGTCTACAGCCTGCTCCTTAGTTAGTCCCGCATCGATCGCTGATTGATAGTTCCTGTTGTGGTTCTGAACGTAAGACACAGCCACAAGGGATGCGTTAAACGACTTGTTTCCTTTGCCTACTAGGTTAGCTATCTTGCTACTCTTGGCTAGAGCTGTTGTAGGGATCATGAGAGCTGCGAAATCAGCTCCTGCATACATTGTCTTGTGGAATACTGCAGACCAGTTTGTTGATCCATCTTCATTGATTACGTTTTGAAGCGCTGTAGGAGTATTGAACAGCTCCCCGTTTAGATACTTGTCAGCTGTTGAAGAGAACTTTCTAGAGAACTCGGCTACCTCTGGGAGATTCTCTCCTACAAGCCCAGACTCCAGTCCTAAATTTCTACCCAGGGACATAAATCCTCCGGCTACATTGCCGGCTGACTTGGTTAGTGGCTCTCCTAGGTTTGATCTTACCCAGTAGCTAATCTCGTCACCTGTGCTCATCTCGTCGTTAACGTAACTATTGTACTCGTTGTCAGTGATGGTTTGTGATGCTTTTCTCTTTATTTCTTCTTCACCCTGCTTTTTTAAGATCTCGGACATCTCCTCCATAGCTCCTTCGAAGCCTCTTATCTGAGCTCCTTGGGCGTGGTTAGCTAGAACCACTGAGTACTTTGCGTACTTCTGGTTTATTAGCTCAACGGCGCTAGGACCTATTCTTACTGTTCTATATCTTATTTTCCGGCCTTCAGAATCTACTTCTGGCCCTTTTTCGACAGGATCCTTTACGAACTGGCCTTCCAGCTTCGTTAACTCTTCCTCTCTTCTTAGGCTTAATAGATCAGCCTGATGCCTGTAAGCACTGGTTAGGAAGTTCATTCTCTCTATGTTAGAGAATTCTGTCTTCTCTTCGTCCTTCTTTCTGTCTCCGAGATCGATAGCTACCTGGGCCTTGAATCTAGGAGACCCGATGAGTCCGTCAAAATCTTCTTGACTCTTCTGTCCTGTGCTTATCTGGTAGTTTACGTAATCAGATACAGCCTTAAGGGTTATCATGTCCATTCCGCTAGGGCCATTTCCTACAACGTACTGCCCTTTGTTTATCCCTTTATCTCTTTTAGATTTATTAAGATCAGCATGAAGGAGTTGCTTGCCTCTCCAGAAAGTAGAGGCTACCCCTTTTCCTGTGCTCATTTGATCGATAAAGGATTCTGCCCCTCCCGGATATTGGTTCATGATGTCCTCAAATGCCTGTTCGTAGAACTCAGACGTAGACATTTTAGCTATATTATTGAAAATAGCCTTCTTCATTTCTCTCTCAGAAGTCTTTCTAGCGGAAGATACCTCTGCGAAGCCATCTCCGCCTGCAGCGTCTATTGTGTTTATAGTTGCGTCGTAAATATCTCTTTGCTCAGGGGTAATGTCCTGTAAGTCGAAACTATTGATCATCTGATCCAAGTTCCCCTTAAGTTCGTTTCCAGTTATTACCGCATCCCCCGTTCGAGCAGGAATGTCTCCAGCACCCATAGACTCGGAGTCAGATAGGGTCTTGCCTGAATTAGTTAAGTAGAATGGGATGTCTTTGTGTTCTTCAGCTAAGGACATGCCTCTTTTGGCGAATGGGATTATCTTCCCGTCCATGTCTCTTACGGGCTGGTCAGCTTTTTCTTTTCTTAGAGCAATCTCTAACTTAATCTTCTCTTCCTTGGTTTGTCTAACCAAGTCTCCTGGCTGTAGATTTGCTTTAGCTTCCTCGACTTCTTTAGGGGAAGGATCTTTTATTGCCGCTCTTAGAGAGCCTTCTGGAGCTTCTCCGAACAACTTCTCTGTGCCTATGTCTTCTGGGAGTTTTGGCTTCTCAAACCTTCTCATCCACTTACCTACATCAGGGTTGCGGTTGCTTATTGCTAGATTAAGCCTTTCTTTCTCCGTTTGCCTAACGAGGTCTCCGGGCTGTAGATTTGCTCTAGCTTCTTCTGCTTCTTCAGGGGTTGTATTCTTTGCGGCCGCTATTAACGAGCCTTCTGGAGCTTCTCCGAACAACTTATCTACATCAGGGTTGCTTTTTACTGGAGGAGCGACATCAGTCGATCCGCTTAAGTCCGAAGTAGTACTTACCGAATCTGATGTAAAAGCATCCAATTCCGCACCAGTAGACGTTGGAAACCCTGTAGTCTGAGGGGTAACCACTGAAGGATCTTTTTTTTTTGGAGTTTCAGTTACTTCCTGGGGGGCTGGGAAGAACTGGCTAGAGAAAGCTTCAGCTCCTTTTGTATAGATGCCTTCTTTCTCGGCTAAGCCATGTAGCTTGCCTATGCTTTCAGGGTTGTTGAATTGACCCTGGAAGTCTTCGAATGACTTAGTGTATAATCCCTTGCTTTGTAGTAGGGTGTGTAGTTTCTTTGCTTTATCGTGCATCTTCTAAATTCTAAAGGTTATCTGCTGCTCCGCCTGATTCTAGTTTCCCTTTTGACTGCTCGTCAAAAAACTCAGTAGCGTTCGGTATCTCTGTTTTCAATCTGTCTTTAGACTTGTTGTAGTCCAGCATCTTTGTCTCTTCAACAGTTTTGAATTTACCAGTCTCCTGTCCAAACTGTTTTATTGGAACCTTCGTAAAGACCTTTACCGTCACCACTTGCTTCTTTGATCCGTCCTTAAGAGTGATTATATCTAGTCCTACCGGCTGCATGTTTAACGTGCCTTCCATGACAGATGTCTCCCCGCTTTCAACGTCAACTAATTCCGCCCCTACTAGGTTGAAGGTTTTGTTTGCCTTTTCCGGAGTCCCTAGCGGGACGTGTAGGGTTGATGTAACTTCAGATCCTTCTACCCCCTCTTCTGTAGAGGTTAATTTGATTTTTCTGTCGCCATCAGATACGGACAACTTGTCTGGAGATACATCGAACCCGCCTCCTGATCCTTTTTTCTTTTGAGAGACCTTGATTGATTTTGTTTTCTTTCCTCCCATAACAGCTCCTAGTCGCTCAGCTATTTGCGCTTCAGTCATAGGACTAGACTTGAATTCGTCTCTCTTGAGACCTTTTGCCATTACAGCAATGTCGTCTTTAAAACTTAATGTTCCGGATTCTGTTATCCGAAGGTATTCACCATAGTCTTTTACGCCGGCTTTCTCAACTAGTCTTCCTTGCATTTTTGTAATGAAAGAATTCTTATTTAAGTGCTTGTCTAGTGAAATTGAACCCTTTAGAAGATTTAGTCTATCCTTTAAGTTTACAAGTTTAGTAATATCTCCGCCTTCCAGATCCCCGGACAGCGTTTCAAATTCATTAAAAAGCTCAAGGGTTTCGTCTGCTAGTATCAGGTCTCCGCTTTTCTTAGCCTCGTCCACTTCTGCGAATAGAGCTACTATTTGATCGCCTTCTCTAGCTAGAACGTCTAGCCCACTCATGGCGTCAACAAACTCTCTGCCTAATTTAGTCTCTTGAGACATTAAGGCTGTCTGCCAGTTCTCTCCGTATTGATCCTTTGCTTTTTGAACGTATGTCTCTCTATTGCTTTCGAATAATGTATTTAGAGTCTTCTGGAATCTAGCGTCTTCTACTATAGGTCCCTTCCTGATGTCAAATGGCTTTTGAGCTGCTGCCTTCTTTTGAGCTGCATCCTCTAATGCTTTCTGTCTACCAGCGATCACACCTACAGGTGCTGGGCCTCCTCGAGAAACGAAGATAGGCTGGCTTCCGATAATAGAGCCTGATTGCTGTCCTACTTGAATAGGCTGATTCAATCCTGGGAATAAAGATGATGTGCCCGGGTCGCCTAATAGGCCTGAGGGCGTCTGTCCGGCAATAAGTCTTTCTACTGATGCTAGATCCTCAGGAGAGGCTCCTTCGTCTTCAGGATCGAGGAATGTGGCTCTGTCGATCTCTGAGCTAATGTCTGGATTGTTCTCTGGTATGTTAAGCTCCTGATTAGGGTCTTGTACTTCGTCTTCTAATGCCATGTCGTCTATCTTGTTAAACCTAGAGGAATTTGAGGGATCTGAGGAATAGCTCTGTTAGCTGCTCCGATGATTCCCGAAGTCGCTTCTAGTGTACCGCCACCCCTGTTTACAGGGTCAATCGGTGGAGCTATGCCTGGAGTTGCTCCTGGGGGAACTCCGGGAGAAGGGATGCTTGTATTGTTTGAGTCTCCTCCGCCTAGTAGGCCTCCGACTGCTTCTCCTGCTCCTGACAATAGATCACCTAATAAGTCTCTTTTGCCTCCTGGAAGAGATCCTTGAGTTGCTCCTAGAGCATTAAGTGTTTGGGTTGCGTCAGTAATACCTTGAGAACCCTCGGCTCTAGCTTGGTTAGCTCCCAGCAATCCTAGTTCTAATTTCCTTTGAGAGATTCTGGTTCCCAGCTGCTGGGTGAGGTTCTCGAAGAACGGAAGTCTTTTCTGCCCTTCTGATATAGCTTGGTTGATTCCTGTCTGAGTGCCTCGCTGTGCTCTAAGCAAAGCTGACATCGTACCACCTACATCTCCTCCAGTTACTTTGGATAAAGCGTTCTGAGTGGATGCTCCTAAGTTTCTTACCTCGTTTATTCTAGACTGGGTGCCTACGTCTGATCCTGTAGAAATAGATCTACGAGTCTGGTCTAGCTCAGCCATTCTCTGTAATTCAAACGGATCTACAGCTGAAGGCTCTAGCCCTGCTGCTTTTCTCTTGTCCGCCATACCGCCTAGTGCTCCGCCGATTCCCTGACCTACAGCTCCGCCAATAGCGGTTCCAACTCCAGGTATTACGGATCCAGCGGCTGAGCCTAGTGTTCCGCCTAATAATCTTCCAGTATCTGATGCTGCCATTACTTGATCGGTTTAAATTGAATTACTGTATCTATAATCTTGAAGTCTTCATCAAAGGTATGGATATATTTGCAGAAGAACAACCTGCGCTGTACTCTGTCTCTCGTAGGAGAGACTACTGCATCCATTCTAGGGACAAACTGACCCCATCCATCATACTGCTTCAAGTACCTTGATCCTTGTAGTGAAGGATCCATGGCGCATAATATGCTTCCATTCTCGTCGAGTATCTCTACTCTACTTGGTTTTGCTTCGCCTCTTATGCCTGTCATAGCTTCAAGCCATATGAGCTCCTTCTCTATTGCTGGTGAAGGTGAGTAGTTCTGTATCATGTAGAACTCTATGCTCTTTCCGTTCATGACAAAGCCCTTGTCTAGAGTGAATGTTTCTAGATCTCTTATGCCATACATTTCATTGTCTACGAAAATATACTGGTCATAGTTATATCCGAACGTTCCGACCAATCTATTGGTGTCTTGAGCGAAAGCGAATAAGTGGCTATCTATCAACGAAGGAGTCTTTACTCCTGACACTTGGTTGATTTGATTTGTTTTAGGATCAAGTTGTATCCAGTACTCGTTGTGGTTCTCGTCGAATCCTCCGGTTACATGATCCTGATATCCAGGTCTAATCCTCTGAAGAACAGGGTTTATCCTGTTAAAGTATGTGTCCTTTGTAAGGTCTTTGACCTGGTTATTAGTCAATAGATACACAGAGTGAGCATTAGGGATATATAGCCCTTCTCCTTTTACGCGCCCTCTTTCAGTTACCTGGTCCAGGGATGCGTCGCCCATACCTCTCCACATCTCATCGTTTGACCCGATGGCGTGATCTATCCAGTATTGAGCGTTTATGAACGCATCTGTAGCTGTTACAGTTAAGTCGTTAGCGTTGATGTTCGACAGGATAGCTTTCTTGGTTAGAAGCAAGCATATACCTGAAGCACAGATAGCGTATAGGTTCTCACCTTTTCCGCCCATTCTAGAATCCCACGCTTTTTTGATCTCACCGTTATCGTCATCAATATCGAATCTATTACTAGAAAGGAATGTCTTGAGCCCGGGTGAGTCCTGTTGGTTTATAGCCCTGGATAAACTCCACACTACAGCTGTACAGAACTTATTCTGCTCTTCGAAACCAAAGTCTGGCTTGCTGAAGAATTCTATCGGTCCTGGAACAGAGTAATCCACATTGGTCTCTTGGAGAAATCTAAGTCCTCCAAATTTCCATATAGAATATTCATCAGGATAGTCCTCGAAGTACTCTTCGAACATATTGTTGTCGCTCGCTATAGCTGCAGGGTCGCTGTCTGCGAAGCTGGAGTCGTCAAACCTGTTTGGTCTCATGACGTAGTGAGTAAGAGGGAAGTACTGATTAGATAATGTGTTGTTGTGGGCGTAATGAGTGGCTATACGGCTCTCGCACGCAAACATGATACACATCTGTCTAATAAATCCTAGGCTGCCTGTAACGGCGTCCTGTATCTTATTGGCTCCAGTTGTTCTGGCGATGACATAGTGGCGAGGGTTCATTTCATACTTACGGAAAGGAAACCCAATGTTCATAGTGAACTGAGTGTTTCTTTCGTTAGCGTCGCCATCAGCTTCTCTGTCGATCGGAGCAAAGATAGTTTCTCCTACAGTGGTGTCTCCGCCGAATACTCTGAGAGGTCTTCTGTTGTCGTATCTAACAAGTACCTTCTCATCTGATTGAGGGTAGAAGTTCGGGATGTTAAACTCGATCGTAAAGGTTTTGTTCGCTGTGTTTGTATGAGTGTACACGCCAACAACCTGAGCACCTGTAGTAGCTAGGTGAAATCCGTTGTTTGCAATGTTTGTTAATATAACAGTTGCTTGTACTGGTGTTAAGAATGTAACATCCATAAATACATCAACCAAGCCGTTTGGCTTCTCTATGTATACAAACGTCTCGTCAGTAGCTAAAGGACCAGTAGAGCTTAAGTCGGGGATACAATCTTCCCATCTCTCGTCTACTAGTTCAAATGATTGGTTTGCTGAGCCATCTCCTTGTCCGATGATGCTTTCCACTTTTTGATAGTGGCCTGTTCCATAATACTGATCAATGTTTCTGTCGATCACGTTTCTACCATCCTGAACGATGTTGACGATATACATAGGCTCTGTAAAAGACTGAAGGCCAGTATCTTCAAAGTCGTTGCTGCCTGTGCCTCCTGTGAACTGAGTATTGTATATGCTTTCGGATAGGTCTAGCTGGAAGTACGTTCCCCTTCCTTCTGTGATTGAAGTGAGTCCGTTTACTCCGATGAGTTTGTTTCCGCCAGCAGGTACAGCGAATGCTCCACCTCCAGCTGCGTCTGATGTGTTTCTATACTTGTTGTATGCTACGTGACGGTCTCCACCATCTGGGATGCCCATACCAGCAAGCTCTCCTGGGTTTACTTGTCCTTCATCGTGTAGCACACGGGCGTATGTAATCATATCAACGAGTCTATCCCTGTCAGGGAAGGCTGTGTTGTTTTCGAAGCTATACATCTCAGAGAAGAACCCTAGAGGTGATACAAGTTGTACGCTGTAGTTCTGAGGGTTGTTCTGGATATCGTCTAGTATCCCTTGGTTTACTAATCCAGCTTTGATGTCCGGAGAGAAGAACCAGAATTTGTCTGCGTCTTTGTTCGCTGTAGATGCATTCCCTATGAGATTGAAGTCTCCTTCATTTAAAGAATACATTCCTATGCCTTGACAAACGACTCTTCCGGCCGCTTCAGATCTGTTTATAGAGAACGACTTAGCCCATGGAGGAAGGTTTCCTAATCCAGAAACAGCTACACCATGAGAGTAATAGTTTGGAGCGAATGCATCAGGGTTGTAATCTACGTCCCCAGATCCTTTGTCTACCTTAACGTTAACCTTGTAGTTATGATCATCAGTGGAATCGTTAGCGTCCGTTGGCTTATACGGGTGGTATCCGATTTCAGACCCTTGCACGAAGCTTCCTACGTCCGGATCAGGGCACCCTAAGCTATTTACTGCTGACCTGGGCTTACCTGCCTGAAAGTTGATGAGGAACCCGTCGTCGTTCATAATGTTCTTGAACGTGCACTGTTCTGTCTTGTCTTTAGCGTCTTCCAAGTCAAAGATCTCATTAGTCTTTGTGACTGAGCTCTGAACGTTTGCCGCTGTAGCTGATCCGAAATAAGACAGCTGCTGTGAATCAGCATCTAGCTCGTCGCGTCTATTAGGCATTTCGAAGTTCTTAAGGGCTGGATCGTCGAACGCAAACCCTCTACCTCCTAAGCCATCATAAAGAGTGGCTGCGAAACTAAATCTCTCACCCCCCATGTACGATCGGTAGTAAGCGTGGTTTACAGGATCGTTGTGACCAGCCTTCCCTATAGCCTGGACAATAGGGAATATCTTCTTTCCGTTGAAGTCTATGAACCCCGCAGCAGACTCTTTAGAGGCTGTCTCTACGTTCATTAGAACAACTTTCTTGTCGTGGTACCTAATGCCTTTAGCCTTGTCAATGAAGAACAACTGACTGGTTTCTTCATTGTCAGCTAACGTGTCTTCTATGTTTGACTGTACCGGATCAATGAATTCGCGAATCGAGATTTCACCGTCTGAAATGGCTAGCCTAGCGATAATGATTCCTTGTGGTACGAAGTTTATTCCCGCCTCCACATTGTAGTCTATACGTCTAATCTCTACTGAATCGTAGTTTACCAGGTTGGTGATTCTGAATCTAAGCTTCACGCCAAAGCTTTTTGGTGCCGTGATGTTCGCGTCGTCTCCGTATGTTTTAGTGTTAGGATATTCGCTACTAGATGCGCTTAAACCTTGAACTACAGGGATAGGTGGTGTTAATGGACCCCAGTTAGTTCTGTCTCCCTCGTCGTTTACGAACCTGAGAGAATACTGGTACTGACCTACTGGGAGGCCTCCTCCGCCCCCTAGAGAGACTAACTCCATAAATACAGGTATGTCTAACGGAGCATTTAGATTGATCGTGTAAAGGGCTGGGTTGAAGTCCGAGAAGTATTTGTTAGGATCGTTGATCAGCGAGTCAAGCATATCATCAACGTTTAAGATCATAGGAGGGGTGTTGAAATCTGTTATAAAGATCTCCCCGCCTAAGCAGTTCTCGTTTCTATCCAACTGTAATGGGAACTCTCTGAGCCAAGGCATAGCCGATGACTGACCTACGATGACTCCATCGATACGGATTAAAGGATCTTGAGAGTTTGTCTGATCAACATGGAACTCAATGATCTTACCATTAACACTAGCATCGCCTATGCAATACCAGTCTCCAGGAGTGTTCGCGTTAGGGACGAACTTAACCTCTTCCCCACGGATCTTTTCTAAGGAACGCTTGTTTCCTCTAGTAGATGATACACGACCGTTGTGAGCGTCATAGTATTCTCCATCGTCGTCTGCTCCAGATAATTCCGGATCGATGTTTACATTTGCGCCCTTCCAGTTAGTCTTTGAGTCTTTTGGATGGTTTTCTTGCTTCATTAGTAATCCATTGAGGATAAATATTCTTTCAAGTCTTCTCTATGCTTATTGTCAAGCACCTTTAGTCGATGCTCAGCTTTAGCCCAGCTGCCGTCGTAAGGCTTCTCTAGGCGGACAGATATGGTGTTCTGCACTGCTTGCCACTGATTAAACAACGGCGTGCCTATAGATGCTGATATGATAGAATCTAAAGCTGCTCTTGACACAAAGTCCTTTACGGCCTGACGGAAGAAGTTAGGGATAACTGGCATGTCGCCTATGTCTGCTCCCATTCCGTTAAACACAATCATCACCTTCTCAAATTTACGACATGAATCGCTTAACATCACTACGCCTTGCTGTATTCCGTAAAAGAAAAGATTGTTGATCCCGTGCCCGTTGTTGTTGTGCTGACTAGAGTGGTGTCCCGCATCGTGCACACTGTGGTTTCTGCTTCTGTAAAAAGGATCATCGTTGTTGTACTTGTCTCGAGCGACATAGTTGTTTCCTGATCCGTCGTTGATGAAGTTTCTCTTGTGATACACGATCTGAGACTGTGATCCGAAGTTGCAGTCATCTCCTCTAAACAAATACACCTGCTTAATGTTGAACGCCCCTTTAGGTAGTTCGACCCTTAGGTTTGAAGAGATGTCGAACGATTCGTTTCTTTCGTCGAAGAACGTGTCAAACGACAGCTCCTCTAAGGCTTGTTGTATCTGAGATACATAGTATCCCTTTGAGTTGAATCTGAGCTCTACGTCGCCAACAACCTTAAGAACGTCAGCAAGGATCTCGTTACTAGTTACGAAGCTTTGTCTTGTGAAATTCATTTATTTGTTGTTAGGAGTGTCTTGACTCAATTCATTTACACTTGTTATCTTGTTCGTAGGAACCTTAGCTCCTTCAATGTTGTCGTTTCCGTCGTTCACTCTTTCTTCCGGAACGAGTAATACGAATCTACCTAGATCAAGCACTTGTCTCTTAAGTTGGATGAGAAGCTCTTCTGGGAAATCAAAAGGAGCATCTAGGTCGATCTCAGTAACAGGGTCCAAGGTAGAGTAGATTCCTATCTCAATGTTTTTCACATCCACGCACTCTATCCCGAGGAGATATAAGTGGTCGCTAACGCGATAGAAGTACGGGTTCTTAGGGTTAGGTGTCTCGTACTTGCTGAAATACAATCTCTCCGACGCCTTAGGTGTCGTGCGTGTAAACGTCTGATTCGTAAACGGAGGGCGACAACCCTCAATCCTCTCCTCCACGTAGTAAGACATGTATTCAATCCCCTTGTCCTCATCATAGTCGTAAATGCACTTCGGAAGTATGATATGCTTCCTAGATTTTATCTCATTCGGATTATTGTTCACCGTGTGGACGTTAACAGGAACAATAAAGGTGCTTAGGAATGCGCCAGAATCTCTCTTTGAGATATGCTGAGCCCTTAAGCGATTTCCAATAAGTAGTACCCAGTATGCGAACTGAGATTTCTGAATGATCTTATCATCAAAGACTTGCTTGAAATCTTTGGCTATGTCATCTACAATATGTCTTAGTAATATCCCCGCCATTACATCATTAGGTTTGTTAGTATCTGAACATCTCTAGCTGTTACTGTGTAGAGATTAGTTTGATCGCCTTGCTTATAAGATATGAAATTCAAAGCCTTCTCGTAAACTAAGTTAGTCAACGACTTAGGCAGGAGTATCTGATCCGAGATCAGTGTAACATCTTCAGGGTACTTGAGGTACGTGATAGCTACAAAGTCTTCAGCCACAGATGGTCTGATTTCTATCTCTCCACCTACTGCTGTATTGTAAGTGATGTCTGTGGCGTATGCGTAGCTTTTAAAGCCGTTTAAGAGTGTTTCGTTGCCGGCCTCGAATATGTTGTCCACATTCTCGTTCCACTGCTCTAGAGTGAGTCTTCTGGCTGCGTGTCTGCTTTTAACAAACACTAAGTCACCCCTGTATACGGATGATGTTCCAGGAGTGACTAGTGGTGGGGGTGTTATTTGAGGATAAACCTCTGGCTCTGGAGATACTCTTAAAATGGACCACAGATCATCTCCTGTTGAAGATGGGTCAAAATGGACTCTAGAAAAGATATTCGCTTGCCATAATCTTACAACGATAAGCTCTTTGAGATCTTCTTCCGACAATTTACTGTCAGCGAAGGTCTTAGTGAAGACTGCTACTAACCACTCAACTGATGAGTTGATAGCTGGCTTGAAGTCCTGATCAAACAAATAGCGATCAGATCCCTCAGAATCCAGTGTGGCATTCATCCTATCTACAACTGTCTGGACACTTATCATTTTTTAGTTTTTGTTTTTAGTTTGGCGGACTGAATCCCATAAGCTCTTCTGCTTTTCTCGTTTCCATTAAGACTGCACTGCTGGCAGCTTTTTCCTCGTCCATAGCTTTCTCAGCAAATTTGTTTGCTAATCTTGCTCTTAGTTCCTGCACATCTGTCCCTGGCTCAACACCATGCTGCTTAGCCATGTTGAATAATGCATACTGATCTAGGTTTGCCATGTTTGTCATAAACTTGGCTAGCTTGATCGCTTTTCTTCCGTCTACATTAAGAGCTGTATCTGCTCTAGAGAAGAACATGGTTCCGTACATAGAGTGATCTCTAAGCCACTGGGCTTCTTTTCTACTCTTACATACGTAGTTCGCATAGCTAAACAGCTGAACGTCCTTACCTGTCCCTAGCTTTCTGGTGGCTTGGTACTTAAATACAATTACGTTTTTAAAAGGTGTCTGAACCGGAAGTCCATTCCTTTTGTCATCAACAACAACGTATCCCGTCTTATGGGCATAGAAGTTCTCTTCTTTCCCTGGTTCTAAAAAGTCATCCTTATCGATGTCTGTTACATCTACGTAGCCGCTTTGAGCTCCGTACTTTTCAGAATCTGATTTCTCTTTAAGTCCTGCAACCAACTCTTTTATGTCAGAGGAGCCTTCGGATGAGGCTGCTTGCTTTGGCATGTCATCCAGCTTCTTCTTTACTAGGTCATCGATGTACGCTTGTAGCTCTTCGAGACTAGGTAGGTTCTGGATTTCGTTTTCTTCTTTTTTCTTCTCGTTGCCGTCAGGCTCTTGATCGTCTGTTCTTACTGACATTTGGTTTTCGTTGTTTATGATAAAAAGGGTAGAGCCGAAGCCCTACCCATGTTTTTCTATTGGATGTCCAAGATGAATGATGCAATCGGGTTGTTAAACTCGATGCTCAACTGTCCAGCTACCCAGAAGTCAACGTAATCTCGGAAGCTTCCCTTGCCGAGGTCGTCTGTCTGGCCCATTTCGAATGATGGGAGACCCTTCATTTTCTTAGGTTTAACTGTTTCTTGATCCAAGACAATTACTCTTCGCGCCCAATCTGACGGGAAGCAAGACTCTTCTCTCCATAGCTCACAAGGTACAAGAACGAAGTTCATTGTTCCAAGCTCAATACGTTTGAGGTTGAGTTTTGCAATCATATCATTCGGCTCATAGCGAAGACCTGGTTGCTTGTACACTTTAGAGAATTCGTTAAGAATCTCATCCGTTCCGTAAATGAAACGTGTCGCTCCCTCTTTCTTGTGGTTTGTAGAGAATGCAAGCGTCTCGAAAGCTGCTTGAAGACCCGCAAGAGTTGGGTTAGCTGATGCTGAACCGGCTGCGATCATAGTTGGGTAGATACCACCCATAGCTTTAGCTACATGACCGTTTGCGATAGCGTATTCTCCACGCTCACCATTCCAGAAAGAGTTGAACATGTCAATTCTAAGCTGTGTGAGTTTTTCTTGCTTGTCCTCATTGAGGTAGTTAGTGGTTCCAGCATTCACATGCTTTTGGAGTTCACGACGAGCCCATCTGTGCGCTCTCAAGAAGAATTGAACGTAGTTGTAACGAGTGATCGTTTCTAGACGTTCATAGTTAGAGAATGAATCCATACCATCAGCACGGATTGTTCCTTGGATTGAGAATACATCCCCAACAACAACAGCAGGAAGACCCGCGTTAGTCAAAGAGTTCACAGTCATGTTACCACCACCAATAGCAGTGATTACACCGTGCGATCCATCAGGATACACGATAACAAGGTCAATCGTCATAGCATTAAGAGAAGCTGCTGTAACAGCGATAACTTGCGTCTGGTTTGCACCAGGAGCTGCTGCTGCTGCGCCTACAATGGCTGCAGATTCAATCGGGCTACGTCCGAAGGTTTTTTCTAGATACTCGAATTCATCGAGGTTCACATCTTCAAACGGCTTAGCGAAAAGCAATTTCAAAGAAGTGTATTGTGCTGGCGCAGCGTCAAAAATAACGCTCTTGATCGCCTTTTCAATCAGGTTCGCCTCCGATGGAGAGAACTGAGATTCGACTCCATAAAAGGAGGCTTGCGGGTTCGTGTTCTGGTTCCCAAAAGGAAGGTTACCTAAACCCGGCGTGTAAGCTTGGTTACTCATAATAGATTATTTAAAAGGTTTTTTTACTCTCGGCCCAACCTGTGAGCGCCTGAATGTGTCCTTCTATTTCTGTCTGTCTTTCGTTCTGAGTTCCTTCTACTGTTGATGCTCCTGTTCCAGTTGTAGGAACTTGAGACCCTCTCTGGAGCATCTGTTCTGTTACTTTGTTTTCAATATCAACTGCCGTTCTCGCTTTATACTGGTTAGCTAGACTCTCTCCGTCTCTTGCGTAGACTAATCTAACTGCAGCATCTTTCTTGAACGTGCCGTCTGCGTTGTAAAAGACATCGAAGATAGCTTGGCTGTTTACTCCGCCCTGCATATCTTTTTCTATCTTCCTAACATACTGATCGTCAACACCTTCTATAGCTGTTGACAAATGCTCTATTGAACTCTTTATCGAATCGTTAACTGATGCGACGTGAGATTCTGCGTTATGCGTTAACCTTTGAGTTTCTTGGGTTAGCGCTTGCTGCTTCATAGTGTACTGACCCTTGGCTAGGTCAATAGATGCGTTTACCGCCATCTTTATGAGCGGATCGCCGTCTGTGTCTCCATACTCATCCCACTGCTCTTCTGTGAAGTCTTTCCCCGCCATCTTCAGGAGGTCTTTATCACTCTGGGCTGCAACATCCTTAGTGAAGTCCATGCCTGAGGACTCTGTGACCATCTTCTTCCAGTCTCCTCCTTGCTTCCACGCAATCGTGGCGTCGTAAAGAGCTTTGGGCATGTTGGTGAACAGTTCGTCGTATTGGCTCTTTTGCCCTAGTACTTCGTCGTACTGACTCGCTTTATCCTTGTACCCTGAAATCTGAGATCCTAAATCATTTAAGTCTGAGACTCCAAAATTGTCCTTTAAAAAACCGTTTACATTACTCAAGTCTCCTAGAGATGTTAGGTCAATTTGTTGTTGAGCTCCTGGCTCAATTTTCTTTCCGCCGAAGATAGGACTATCTATCGCCGAAGGTTCTGGTGTCGGTTCACTCGAGCTTGTTGGTAGTGATTCTGGTACCGCTTGTTCTGCTGGTGGTGCCTGTTCTGGTGTAGCCGGTTCTATTTCTGGGGTTTCCGCAACTGGTTGTGGCTCGTTTTCTGGGGCTACGTCTGGAGTTGGTGCCGGGGCTGCTGCTGGCTCTACTCCTGTAGTTTCTGCTACTCTTCCTTCTGTAATGCTCTCCATTAATCCTTCCGCTCCGGGGAGAGAAGAGATTGCTTGTAGAGCTGAGTTTGACGCTACGTCATGCGCTATTTGGTCTGCTGCGCTAGGCTCCGGTTGGTTCTGGTTACTTGGTGTGCTCGGTGATTCTTCCATCTTATGTTCTGATTATCTGATATGCAAATATAATGAAAATTCTGTTCAATGCTACATTATTCAGGAGCCTCTCTATTCTCTTCGTCTCTAGCTGAGTCTACTGCTCCTTGTGTTATGATCTTATTTAGGTCGTGCTCCTTGTTGTTTGCGTCCATCTGGAAAGCTTCTTGTTTGGATTGAGCTTCCTGCTGTTGTGCCTGGGCCATCATCTGCTGTTCTTGCTGAGCTGCTTGCTGCTGCTCTTGATTCTGCTGCTTGGCTGCTCTACGATCGGCTTCCATTTTTTGTCTCATTCTCTGGCGTAGTTCGAACATAACTTCGTCCGGAGTTGATCTTCCGTACAAGTCTGTGAACGTTACCTGATCGATGATTTGGTTCTCTAAGAAGAATCCAAGTAACTGATCCGCTTGCGTCTGCATAGCTTCAGAGTTATTGTCTCTCTCTATGAACACTCTAAAGTCTTCGTTCTTGCAATCCTTTGAAAGCTTAATAACTTCCGCGCCTATGTCTCCTACAGCTAAAGAAAGCTCCATCTCGTTATCGATGTACATTCTCTTACCTACTGTGGCTGTGTGCTGATACATCTGAACATGCACCTTAGCTATAGCATCGTAGAACGCTTCCTGCATCAAGGATCCTTTCTGGATTAGAAGCTGAGTCACCCCGACCAACTGATCCGGGCCGGTGGATTCACCTTTAAGTCCCTCGTTTATACCGGTAGTGTCCTGAATGAGACCTTTCATGATAGGAATCAACTGGAACATGTCATACGTGCCCTTCTTGGAAGTAGCATCATAGAAGCCTACCGAGTTTGGTACACCTCTACCTTTTGTACGTATAGAAACAGGATTACCCTGCTTAATGTCTCTGTAGATCTCACCTTTGTCCTGTCCAGCGATAGTGTCTTCATCTATAATGACGTTAGATCCTCCAGCATTGTTTATCTGAGACTCAGTAACAGATAGGACGCGGTTTATGAACCTCTGAGGGTTTATAGCGTCATCAACAGGGCTAAACACCTCTCCGTCGATATAACCCCATACAGCGCACTTAAACGGGAACTTGACGTTAGATAAGTCTAAGTAGTCAGTCTCCTGGTATGCGTGTGTTCCGAACTCGAGTGCGATGTCAGCAACTTTGTCTTCGTTTTTATTTGATCCAGCCGCTACTACATCTCCCGGGATGAATACACAATATCTTAATACGTCTACATACAGGTTTCTCACCTTGGACTTGCCTTTGAATAGAGATCTACTCATAGGGGTGTTTGGCGGATCGATAAGATCCTTCTTTGTCCACTTAGGCTCTTCTTGGCCAGGCTCAGTGTGATTGATCTTAACCAGCTGAGGGATGTTTAGGTCAGTCATAACCCATCCATACTGGAAGTGATCAATGTCTCTCCAGTAAGCCTTATATACAGGTAGCTTTGTCGAGTTGAAGCTTCTGCTATTGTGCTCGTATCGATTCTCTGATCCTGACGTTTGAGATGACACGTAGTTCTCTATAGATGTTCTGTCAGCCATAGGGATGTTCTGCCACATCTCGAATATAGCTGATGGATCCATAGGCTCAACAGTGCCCATGTAGTTCGCATCTGTTAGGTCATACCTTCTAGCGTCTCTGTCCCACCAGAAGTCTTCCGGCTCCATAACCTTGTATCTCTGATGTCCGCCGTGCTCAAATGCTTCTACACATATCAAGCCGGTGAGGCTGAGATGGATAGCCATCATAGGTTGCATCTCTTTAAAGTCGTTAAGCTTGGCTACGTACTTAAGCAAGTTGTTCATGTCCCGCAGGTACATGTCAACGTATAGGTTATTGAAGATCGTAGTCGTTTCCGCTTCGTCTTCACCAATCTCTTTGGAGTTGTCTCTGATTATCGCGCCGATCCCTGGAAACTCGTTAGCTACCTCTGTCTTAAACAACAACTCCTCGAGTTGCTTGTCTTTTCTGGAGATGGACCTAGGAGATACGCTCTTGGCTGTAGCGTTGATCGATAGTCTTATTGCATTACCTCTAAACTGCTCCACCATAGGGCGGATGAGGTTGTGCACGATCTTAATTCTGTTTGTTGTCTGACCTGAGCTGTCTTTCAAGAACGCTTCCTTATCCTCTCTCGTTTCCCACTGGTCTCCCTTGTAGAATCTCTTGTTGTTGCGAATCCTGTTGAGCCACTCTGAGTGCTGGTGGTTGTGAGCGTTGGTTACAGCCCACATAGCGTAATCTACATGATAGTCCTTGTTAGTGTCCTTGTTTGGATACTTTGAACTATCTAACCTATTTGGTTTGTTAGGCTGGGCTGAGAACAGGTGTGACATATTTACTATTTTTCTTCATGAAATTGGTCTGCGAAGCTGTTGTCGTCGTCGTTGTCTTTTCCAGCACCCACATCTTCGGCTGTTTCTACGATTCCAAATCCTTGTTCAGCTTTCTCTATAAGACCATCAAGGTTCTTTATTATAGTCGCCGATGCGTCTACATATGCTTTCTTTTTCGAGAAGTCCATTTCGCCGTCTTTGTCATTAAACGTTTCATCTGTTACGTCTACGTCTATGATCGCCAAATAGTTCTTCAAGGTGGTTTCAACCATCTTCTTCGCCAGTGTTCTTACAGATTGCTTATACTTAAGCATCTCCTGAATACCGTTGTCAATATTCTTTCCGAAATTCCCGTTCAGGAACTTCTCATGGTCGGAGCTTCTGAGTTTATTCCTCTTGTCTCCGGCGTTAAATGAGTTTTTTATGCTCTCCTTTACTCTCTCTCTCCTGTCTTCTATCTTAAAGAAGGGGCTTGATTCGTTAGCGTAGAACCACACGAAAAGAAGCTGGGATTTGTTTAGCTCCTGAAATACCTTATTCTTCTTTAGTTCTGGGTAGTCTGAAAGCAGACTGTTTTTAGAGGTTGGGTAAAAGAGAGAATACTTTCTATTGTCTTCTGATTCTGCCATTATCTGGTGCGTTCTTTTTTCTCTCTATAGTACAAGCCACCGTCGTTATCCCTGCTTAGTACCCTCGATACATTGAAGGATTTTAGCTCGGACTCCCGCTCTTTGGGAGGAGTGTGTTCGTAACATAAGCTACAAATATAGGCAAAAACAATGGCAAACAAGACATCATCATCGTATTTCTTGGTGTCTATGGTGCCCCATGTTTCTGTGCCATTGTTAGTTACCTTGCACACGAAAGTCCGAAGCTGCTTGAAGGCAATGTCGATCCACATCCTATCTCCGAACGCATCCAGGAACTCGAACATCTTGTTTATGATCATCCTTGTTCTAGCACCCCTGTTGTCTATTCCTTCTGCACTGTTTCCTCCTTGCATGTACTCGGGAAGCTCCGTTCTATACACTAACGAGTCGTAGAACCCCTTGTTGTCCTTGTAGTCAATATAAGCCAGGCCTATGTTGCTCTCTACGAGCTCCTTTACGGCCATGGTTCCTGGTTTTGAGTAGTAGAGTCCCAACAGCATGTTCTGGAGGAACGTGTGCTTGTGATTAGACTCTCTGTAGTTGACTACAGCTGCTATGGTCTTGTAGTGGGAGTCAAATATAGCTGATGCCATTTTTGAGAACCCGTTATCCGAAGCCACAGGATCCGTTCCTTGGAAATACCTGTTCTCCCACCCGTGCTTAGGGTCCATGAATATTGTCACCGAAGCCCGAGGGTCAGCGTCGTCTACCGGTATAAATGTAGCCCCTGTTATCTTAAAATCCACATCACTATTCTCGTCTGCAGGCTGAGAGGTGTCGTATATCGGCTCGAAGTACCCCTTCTTAGGCTTAAGGTCGGCGTCCATCGTCTGTATACGCTCCAGGTTGGTGTTTATCCAGTCGATAGATACAAGTAGCTTAGAAGACGTAAGGAACATGTCCTCTAGTATGGTAGGGTAATGCTGTCTGAACTGAACCATTCGCTCATCCCTTCCAGGGCCGTCGATAGTGTAGTTACGCTTCTCGTTATTGTAGTGATCCTTTGTTATACCAGGCCTAGTAGTCCAATCGAAGAATATCGGTATGATTCCGTACTCGAAGTTACGATCCTTCCATGCTTCTAGCGCTGCGTAGTACTCTTCCTCGTAAGCCTTACCGCCTTTATCCATTTCACCACCTGTGCCCCAGATAATGATCTGACGCTTTGTCTCAAGTAGCTTTGTTTCAGGGTTTTGCCAGAATATAGTAGGTCTAGCCTCCTTGATCATCTTACCGAGCATACTGATGTAACCAGCCTCATCGATCATCACTAGCTGAGGTGATCCACCGTTAATAGCAGCCACAGATGGTGCCACTACAGATATCTTGGAGTTGACCCCCTTCTTGGTTCCTTTCTTTTCAGACTTCTTGCTGAGCCTGAACTGATTCTCTCTGTCGTTACTTACCTCTGGCTTCATCCAGTTAGGCAGCTCACTAAACGGGTACTTGATCTTGTCTTCAAAGATCTCAATACCCGATTCCTTATCCATGGTTATGAACTTAAGGAAGAAGTTCCTGTTGAAGCATATCTTAGCTAACGCGCAACCCCCATATGTAGATGTTGCCGCGATCTGTCTAGGTTTACCCGTCATGGTAGAGTACCCGCAGTCAAACATGAATGCAATCACCTTGTGCACTGGTTTTGATAGGTACTTCATCGATCCGGTACCCATATCCCCCTCCTTTAGTTGGAGGTACTTGTCCATGAAGTATAATGTGTTTTGACGACACCGGCCTATCTCTCTGAAGGCGAACTCCTTCTTGTCTTCGTAGGTGTCCTGGTCGTGTATGGTCTCTCCGTCTGCTAACCAGTCTGTGGTTTGCTGGCAGTACAGCTGGAATGGCTTGTACTCTACCATTCTCTGGAATCCGTTGTTTATAGAGTCTACCCATCGGACGAAATCTTCCTTGTGGTGTATCACAGAGTCTGGCATCCAATCGCTCCTGTCGATCTCCATGCCGCCTGAATACTTGAATAGAGAGCTATCAGATAGCCTGTCGTAACTGTCTGATTCTAAGATTATAACGTCTGAGTCCGGGTTGTATTCCTCGTTCTCTTCTACTACGTCTACATATTGATCAGCAAGTTGTTGGTTGTCGCCTTTAGAGAGGTCGTCCGTCTCTAATGCCTGGCGCTTTGGTTTCTTTGGGGAAGGGATTACGTCTATCCTCCCGCTTTTCTTTAAGAGGTCGAGCTGCTTTTCGCTCAAAGGGATCTTGCTGTGGTACAAGTCCTCTAGATAGTCTAGCTTGTTCTCTGTTACTATCTTGTTATTTATGGTCTTCTTCTTCTGGTCAGCCATGGTGGTAATATACGAAAAAAGGAGCTAACGCATTGCTTTGCTAGCCCCTTCTCCTTTCGATATGAATTATCTATTCACTGATGCTAAGTTAGGCAATTTTAACCCATTAGGCCTTTGCTTTTGCTTTTTTAACTCTAGCGTCGTGTACTTTTTTATGTTGAGAGGAGGTCATCTCGTAGATGTGTTCCGATGCTGCAATAGCTTTCGCCATGTTCATTCCGAACGATTTGTTTCTCTCAATCTTCTTGTTGTTGGTCTCGTCGATGATGTTTCCAGAGCTAGTTCCTTCGATGTGTCTAAGGTTCTGCATAATGCTGTGGGACATCGTTATAAGCATTGAACACGCTGTCTCTTTAGACTGGCTGATGCCAAATACTATAGGTGGAGACAAAGAGGTGTCGTTTGTGTACTTAACCGTTGTGCTGTTGAACCCTGTCTGCTTTCGGATTCCGTCGATAACCCTTCCTAGTGAGTTCACTAGGACCATGGTCGCTTTCTCCATGTCTTCCTTGTGTTCGTCTTTCTTGTCCATGATCACGCCTGTTAGGGCTAGTTTGATCTGGTGTGCTTCTTTTCTGAATTTCTCCAGTGCTTGGATCGTTTCGTTTGCTTTCATCTTATCTGATTTAGTTTAAGCAAAGGTATTGCTTTTCTCTATACCACAAAATTTACCTATCTTTATGGCTCCAAAACACTTACGAACATGAACGAAAACATTTTTACGATCTCTATGCTAGCCATAGGGACTCCGGACCCTGTCAACCTAAGCAGGACTTTTACCTTCTTGAAGCACAAGAGCCCTGATCAAAAACAGAGCGATGTAGGCAAGTATCAGATCCTATTCGTTAGGGATGAAAACAGTGTGTCTCCTAGAGAGACTGCCTGGAAGTACAACAACGAAGAAAATCGAGACTGCGAATACGAAGCTCTTGTGTCTAAGTACGGAGTTAAACTAGAAAAATAATCAATAACCAAAAACAAAAACCATGAGTGCACTTGTAAAACCATTAATTCACACCACTACCACTATCAACGGAGACGCTGATCCGGTAAACGTAGAAGCTATTGCTACTATGACGAAAATCTCTAACGATCAGGCGACTGGTGTTAAGGAATTTTCTTACCTAGTATTCTCTATGCTTGATCACGGCAACAACCCTAAGTCTGTTACTTGGAAGTTTGCTGACGATACAGCTCGTGATGCAGCCTATACAGCTGTCATCGCTTTGGCCTCTACTGCAGTATAATTTGCCAGTTACGAATTTAATTAGTAGATTCGTGTTATTAGCAGAGTATCATCGCCCTGAGGGAGTCTCCCAGACACCCGAGGGGCACTTGCTGCTAAACACACACAATGAGCTCTGCTTGCTCCCATATCATCAAGACGCATGAATTACTACTGCGTAAGTTGGTCCGCAAAGACCTCTTAAGAACCTACGCATACTACCTTAAGTTCAAATACCAATACACTTCCTCCAGACTAAACAACGGCAACCGTGCACACCTATCGCGCGAGACAGGGCTGTCTGAAAAGAACATCCGTACACAGATAAGCAAACTCCTGGACCTGGGCTGGGCTAAGAGAGACGGAAACGACATCATCTTCATACGACTACAAGACATTTACAAGCAGCAGAATTTGCCTCTTCATAGATTCGCAAATACATGCACATTTACCACAACACGTCAGGTTACTATCAAACAACTGATTGCACTACTAGGGTCCAAGCTTCTTGAAGCTAACCTAGAGCGTCAGCGTTTCATGATGCAGTTGAGATCACATAGAGATCATTCAGGTGAGAAGGGAAGAGCTATACACAGCAAGGACAAGAATGTCCGCAAGCTGAGCTATGTCCCTAACAATCTAAATGGGTCTCTGGGAAAAACGGTAATGTCATGTAACGGGTTTGGGAGGCTTCTAGGTAGAGGAACGACCTCAGGTGCCAATGTTAAGCAGTTAATGCTTCAGATGGGCTTAATTGAAGCCGAGACGCACCTTAGACTTATTCGCCCCAACGTAGATCGTAAAGTTTTCAATAACATGCAGAAGTTTAACTATTCAGGTTACCGCTTCTATAATTCATGTGAAAGAAACATCTACCAACGCGGAACTGACTATATATCTATGACTATTGCATGAAGTAAGTATTAAACTAGTAGGGAGGTATGTTCTTTCAGTATTTTACCGCCCTGATTTAAACACAACTAAAACACAACAGAATGCTATATTTTGGAAAGAAGAAGATTAAGATTAGAGAACAAGAAGATCAGATAAAAGAGCTGACCCGCTGGGGAAAAGAACTTAGAGAAGAAGTCCTGGCCCTGATAAAGGAGTCAGTGATGCAAGGAGAACATTTGAAGGGAGACATATTCATCCCCGAATACCTGGGCTTCGAAGAAACAGTAGATGAAGGTAGTAGTGATGACGTAACCACACGCATCTACACCTTGGCAGACTTCAACCTATCGAGAGCATCAGGCAAGACATGGGTACTACTTAAGCCAAACGGAGAGAAGCATATATTCGAGATCATCGACATGTATGAAGCTATAATGGTCCTAAGGTGCTCAGGAGTGCCCGTAAGCGTTAAGCAGTACATGAACCAGCCAGGACTAGCCGAACTAACAGAGAAGAAGTTCACAGAATCAATGAAACAGATAGAAACAGTCAAGGAAGATGAAGAATAGAGAACAGAGAATAGGAAAGGCGGTATTGATGGGATCATTAGCATTTATACTGATAGGGATAACATATACACAACTGCTAAGGATAACATACACACAGGTATTTCCAGTAGTAGACACTACACTAGTGCACGAGCCTAACCCCCCGTCGTATCTAACTGAAGCCCCCCTATTGACCCCCAAATCGGTAGAAAGCCTACCGCCTTTCGAGAAGAATCCATCCCTACGGGGAACAAAATATCAACCGGTGACCGCACAGTGCGACGCCACTCCTTACAACACAGCTGACGGAGCATGGATAGACACAACACTGCTGAAGACTAAAGATCTTCGGTGGTGTGCTCTCTCACAGGACATGTTGTGGTTTAAAGGAGGTGACTACCACTATGGAGACACGATTAACGTATCTTGCCCCATGGAGTGGTATAGTGGAGTATGGATAGTCCATGACTGCATGAACTTACGGTACACACACCGTATTGACTTTTTAACATGGTTCGACTGGCCGGTACTCGGCGTACAGGAAGGAATCAAAATACAGAAGCTATGATAGAAGATCATGGAACACGCAACCTGGCCGATAGGCTGATTGTAGCGGAAGCGAACCTAGAACGGGCAGAGATGCGAATCAAGATGCTTAAGGCTGCTCTGGTAGTGGCTGCTGAGCTCCTAGAAGGCAAAGACTCGTACAGTTTAGACGAAATAATGAAACTATTGAAAGGTGAAGATGAAGTTTGATATAATAGAAGAGGTCAGTAAGAAAAAGCTGCTAGAGAAGCTAAACAAGGCTTCTGAAGAAGGATGGATGCCATTTAGGGGTATGAACACCACTGTAGAAGATATGAGCATCATCTACACGATCCTAATATTCAAAGGGACATGAAAATAGAAAGCGCCATGCTTAGCTGGTACCTATCCAAGACTACAGACAAGTCTAGGGGGTTCGCTATAGATCCGGACATACTACTGGAGGCTCACAACGTGATCGAGTTTGAAAAGCTAGAGGCGGAGAGGATCCTTACAGTATACACAGCATCTGTACACAAATGGAGGTGCTTACCGGTTAACTGCATAGAGAAGATCATTTACGGAAACAACAAAATGTTTTAGACATGAAGACAACTGTACTTAGAACCACATACAACAGAGTAGACGCCTACGTAGCTGTTATCAAGCAAAGGGATGGATATGCGCTTATATCGCGTGACAGAACCTTAGATAGGCTGTTTAGAGTGACCCTGGACCAGATTACGGACATCTCTGTCGAGACTCTCGATTTTGAAGAGGATCAGTTTAACCAGTACTCCAGTACAGCTACATCGTAGTCGTACATCATATCCTCTTGCATAAGCAAGACATCAAATAGGCTTCCCTCGTCTCTTTCTTGATCATAAGGGAGCCACCTGTAGAACACATACATTACATACATGCTCTCAAAGGTAGCGAAATTATACGCTATTAAAAAGTGTGAGTAAAGGTCGCTGTACGTCCCTTTTTCGGATGATGAAGGAATGCTTCTATCTGTCTAGGAGCGTGCTCGTATCCCTTTATATGATGCCATGAATCAGCTTCACTAGGACTAGACATAGACTCTATGTGCACACTACCATGGCCCTTCATATGCTTGTGGTGTACGTGGTGAGTATAGATGTACCTATGAAGGCATTCATGCCAGAACTCAGAAGCCTCCTCAGCCATAAGCCTAGGAAGATCAATCTCTTTAGCTCCATCACCATGAGTAGTCCCGATAAGGTTCTTACCATACTGCACATACTTACGATGAGCCATATCATTATGGAAGATCACATCCTCGCACTTGTGGAACCAGGAAGAGATACTATCCAATAACATAAAGCCTGACACATAGTCATGGTTAGATGGATTGTACACTACCTCTACCGGAGCTACACTCATGCACTCCTCCAATACCTCTACAAGCAATCTCTTGGCCATCATAAAAGCATCGAACCACATAGAGTCCATATGCTGATGAGTGCCGTTAGTAGTAGTACTCTTGTTGTTGTCTACATGCAGAATGTCGTTCCCAGTGATAAATATGATCTTATCTATCTGTTTGTGTGATGCTTCAGCTAATAAGCCTCTAACACCCTCTTTAACGCGCTTAATAGCGATCTGAGAGTTGTACTCCTTACCTATCTGAAAAGAGCTACAGATCTTCCCTATATGGATATCAGCAGGGTCTATAACCAAAGCGTGAGGATCAGCACAAGGCTTATAATCAATCTTCTTGTACTCATAAGCATGTTCACACATCGAATCAACGATCTCCTGCCTTACCTCTTTGTAAGTTACTCCTTGGTTACCTTTAACAAACAAAGAGAACCCTTCGGACTTATACCAGTAGTGTTTTACGTCCTCTACCTCTATACCTTTCTCCTCGCATTCCTTAACCAGGGCCGAGTGCTTTTCTCGAAACATCTTTACATGCTCCAGTTCTATAGGCGATAGCCTAACATCGAAGTTACTATCCCCCCGCCTCTTCTGGGATTTGTTCATCCTATACTCCTGTATAAGACGATACTCCTCTTCGTTGAGTCTCACTCTACTATGTGTTGCCATGAAATGCTTTTTGGTTAGTATTAGCGTTATCGAAGCCCAAGATACACTTTTTCTAGCAAGTGAGTAGAATCCTTAGCTCGAATCCACTCTGCTCCACTAGACTCTCTATAGCCCCATACCTAGGCTCTACACCGCTATCCTCGTCCAGATAAGCATATATCTGTGTCCTAGAGACCCCCATTCTGCGGGCTGTCTCTGATTTAGATAGCTTCTGGGTCTTCATGATCTTCTTCATTATTTCTAGGTGGGTCATATGCCTACCTGTTTTAGTATTCTTTTTAATTCTGATTTGTTTTTAACAGCGCCATTAAACACTATGTGACTTCCTCTCCCGTGCGTACCGGTCTTCTCTACCAGCACCTTCTGGAGGTACTCATTGAAGATCATAGACGAGGCATCTTCGAAAATGAACTCTATCCAAGGGCTTGTTGCAGGGGCATCGCCCTTTACAGCTTGCCTGCCTCTTTTCCATTTCTTGCCTGTTTTCTGCTCAACCTTGTTTAGGTAATCTTCTATCCCTTCTTCGTCTAAACATTTCACTCTTATCATGGACAGATCTTCTTCTGAGGGAAGGTAATAATCCCCATCAAAACACAGGGAGCTCCAGTTGTCCCGCTCGTACCTGTGAGAAGACCGCTTACTTAGCGGCTCCCTAACGTCCGACTTCTTTAACCCATGGTTATGAACGTCCTCTATGCCGTTGAATGTATCAGGCCAGTTTTGTTCATACTCAAACCCCACATGGAACTCTTCTATGTTTGGCGTGTAGTAGTTACTCTTCATCTTCTTCGTTTTTATTGTCATTAATATCTTCAATATCATTCATGGCATCCGTCCACCATTCAGGCAATCTAGAAGTAGCAGGAGCAATACGAGGCCTACCTCCAGCCTCTAAAGCAGCTTTCATCATAGGACCTATCCCACCCCCAGACTTCCCTAGGCTTCCGCTTACCTTTACAGTAGTAGAGCCCTCAGAAGTAACCATAGGATGGCTTCCATACCACAGCATGTCTTCAGTCGAGTAGTAAAACTCATACTTTACTTTTAGTAAAGAAGCCTCGTGACTATCGGGATCCTTAACCAACACCCTAATATCCGCATATAACGCGGAGTTCTCTTCATTTAACTCCGCAATCTGATCCTTTAATCTTTGATATGATGATTTCATTTCTTTGGGTTTATAGGTTCGTATATCATGTTAAACTCATTCTCAGGCAAGACAATCAGCCGGCCGGACATATCTTTAACAACATAGTCCTTTCTCCTGACAGCCATCCAGCCGTGAACAGTATTAACCAGAACGCCGACCATAGGGTTAGACTTTATGTTCCCATCGCAAAATATCACCAACTCATCAGCATTATCAGGAACCAACTGCATAGCATCGATTATGTCTATTTTCGTTGCGTACCTCATAGTCCTAGTTGTTTAATAGCGTTAGGGGTGAGGGTGACCTCATACAGGACCAGAGAGTCCATGTCTAGGCAGACATCAAGAAGTAAACTTGCGTTGTTGTCAAACCAATTTCCCCAGTCTTGAAACAAAACCCTCTCCTCAGCTTTCTTTGCCTTCTCCCGCTTATCTATCGCTTTTGAGTATCCAGCCTGAGCTTTTACTTGGTCGTACATCAACTCTACTCTCGTTAACGGCAAGCCATCCTCCCCACAAGGAACAAACATCCACAACTCTAAAGGCTGTTTGAGGAACTCGGCATATTTGAATATCGCCCCGTAAGCAGACCCGTGATCTTTCTGAGCCGTCTGAACTAAGTGATCTTGATTCAAAACAAAATCTGTCGTACTAACTAACTTCATGATCCTACCTCCAATGTTATAGTACCGTGGAACTGTTTGTAGATCTCATCGGAGGCAGGGAGATTCATCTGACGAACAGAACCATCAACCATAATCAAGCCCTGAAACCTTAGAAAGCCATCAGCTAGACCGGTTAGCAATATTGGATAATTTAGATGCTCCTCCCCTACTACAGGTATTCTAGTTAATACATTACCCACGAAGAATATATTCTCCGGGCTTTCTTTCTTCTCTTCTACTGTTACTTTCATCTTGTTCTGTTTTTTAGTTATTGCTGCTTCGCACATCCGAAGTACATACTCAGTCTCACGCTCAAGCAGCATCTTTTTAGTTTCTTCTGTTATAGGAACCTTCGGCATATCATCTGTTTTTAAGCGAATATAGCTAATATTCCGGGAATATGAACACTTACCCTCGCACAACCATGTACTAGACCACACACTTTCAGTGTATACCCTTACCTAAAACCATGTTTTTTTATACACCAGGTACCATCGACCCTACCCCCGGGGTGTTTTATTCTAGATCCTATAGGAATAAGCTACTTATAGCCATGGGTATGCTGTAGGGGAGTTTGAAAAACGATTCGTATGGGTGGGATAGTATATCTACCTTACCCTACCCTCCCCCCTTTCGAAAGGAAAACCGAACTGTTACAAGCCTACAGAGACGCGGGTATCGGTTCATAGGTCTCAAAGCATCGAGGGGGTCTGTGTCGCTCTGTGTGTGGGCTGCTGTCTGTGTGTGTGGGCGTGCGTGCTCTCTTATTTCTGTGGTGTGTGTCTTTGTTTTGCTTTCCTTGGTGGAGTAGGGGAGTAGCTAGGCCATCAGATCCTATTTAACATAATAATTATTATAGGACAGTATAGGGGCTTCAGGGCCTGGACCAGGACAACACGTGTATTCTTGCATGGTGGCAATTATACAGTACTCACAACAGGGCAACAATGTCCTTGTATATAAGGGGGTTTATGCAGGCAGTACGCTGCATCCTTAGTCTAACTAAGGGTGAACCATTAGGCCTTTCTAAGGGTATCCCCTGAATCACATGCTTTCGGTAATCAATTGTTGTGGTTATATGGAATATTTGCAGTAGGTTAGCAATGTGAAAGGGACAAACAATATATATCTCATACACACAGACACTATCACATGTGTACCCTTATATAGGCTCTACGTTACTTGATAGGTTACCTAAGACAGACAACAGCCGCAGGGTTGGTATACAGGCACACTAGGATTGATTATGATTACGCTTACTAGTTCTTTACATAGTTTTGATGCTTAACTAAGCCATTCCGCCGCTCGATTTTAAAGATCGGTGTGCGTGCACAAGATCACAACGTTTGAACGTAATATCTCCAGTGACGTTAGAAGCGCACAAACCAACAGGGTTAGAAAATTAGGAGGTTCCAACTATACAAGGCATGGGCGAAGGTGTCTTGGTATAGGCCGATCACTTATAGTCTAGGGTAGTAACCCTTACCACATTATGGGGACAGTGATAGGTGGCGCGTAGTTTCCCCGCGCAAGTTTAATAGGGGACAAGGTAAACCGACCCAAGGCAGTTACAAGTCTGCATAAACGGTGAGTACCTTATACTAACTAATCAAACTTATACGACATGATTGACCTAATTATCTTTGCAGCCCTAGGCGGCGCTATTGGCCTATTGATAGGCGTAAGAATATCGAAAACAGACATTGAAAAAATAACACTCTAAAACATGCGAAAAAGAAAGCTAACGCCTACGCAGGAAACACTTTTAGAGGTGTGCAAGCAATATACAGGGCCTAACAACCCTATTAAGTACGACACACTGAAAAGCCTATGCCTAGAGCATGTAAAGAGCTTTGATGGTTCGTTTAACGCCCTTATTGATAAAGGCTATTTCGAGCGCGTGGAAACTAACGACTATTCCAACCAATTTAAAATAACACTCTAAACCCTACAACATGAACGAACTAAACGAAGAACAACAGAACAAAATAAACACTTTTCTAAAATCTCTAAGCACTGATATTGATATGGTCTACCATATAGATACGGATGAAATTGATTTTGAAGACGCATTCAACAGCATCGGCGACCAACTAGAGGAGAGCGGCGCATTTAATATAGACATAATCTACTATTCAAAGGCGATGGAGTACCTACTAGAAAATGACGCCTCTCTAAGTGAAAGCACGGAGCTAGCTGCAGAAATGGGTTGCACCACTGAAAACATTAACAGCGAGTTGTTAGCCTCCTTACATGCTTCTCACTATGCTAGAGAGAACTTTCAAGACCTAGAGGAACAAATTAGTACATTCTTTAATGAAATGAATGACGAACTACAGGACGTGTAAGCCTTACCGCCCTTAAATATTCAAACTTTAACACATACGACAATGGACACCGAAACGAAAAAAATTATACAATCACAGCTACTAGAAAACACCGGGAAACACTTCCTAGACTCAGGTGGAGACGATGGTAGAGCGTGGCAACAAAACCAAAAGAACGGCATTAGCTTTGACGAGGGCGTCTCTATTGACGAATACGGGGTAACTATACCAATTGCCTCTTTCATGGCCTCACAACTGCTCTATGATAGCACATGCCACGACATCGAGAACTTATTTAAACTCAACCACCCGGATCTAGCCTTGTGCTACAATGATCAAGGGGAAATTGAGGACTTTCTGATAGAGTATTTCGGCGCTGAGTTTGACGGCCACCTATGTAGTAAAGAGTGGTTCTATACTTACAACTGGGACAATGACCTCTCACAAGACCTGCAGGGGGTGACCTTCGAAATCAATGGTGATACGTATTGCATCCTACAGTCTCACAACGGAGCGGATGCGAGAGGCGGGCACTCTAACGGCAGAGTGTACAAGATGGAAGAACCGGATTATTTCTTTCTAGGTATGCAGGTGCAATTCGACAACCCAAACGAACCAGACGGCAACCCGTTTGAAACGTTCTACGAAATGGAGAACGAGGGCGGTAAATACAACGAAGAAACAAAGTGTTTCGAGTTAGACGGCAAAGAGTGCACGCCTTATTGCATGGCCTTACAATACTAATATTCAAACTTTAACACTATACGACATGACTACAGCAGAAAGAACAAACGACATACTACAGGGCGCAGACGGCTCTCTATCTTCAGATGAATTGATACACGAAAGAGACAACGTCTTTAAGTCGATCGAGTATCATTGTATTTTTCACTATACCAACGCCGAACTCTACTACCTTGACGAAGAAAGTACACAAGCAATGGAGAGCGCCGACGAGGTAATTGAGACCGACAAGGGCACGGCATACGCATTTAACTAAACACTATACGACCATGAAAAATACTATAGCCATTACACTAATGGAAACAGAGAACAGCGACAACCCTATGATAGGTACAATGCTATCAGCCAGAGGTATAGATGCCGAGTTAAGGGACAAGGCTAGAAAAGCCATCGGAGACCATTTCGGAGTATCCCGTCACGATGTCGGAATACCTAGGGATATAATATTATCCATGGTTCGCGGAAACGTTGATATGGTTGTCTTGATCGATGGGTTGATGACTACCAAAATAAGAGTGCACCAAACAGTAATATACTAGACAATGAAAACAGACGACACACACACGCCGGGAGCCTTTCAAATTAATTCGCTCGGCGCTTTGGTTTGGGAGCAAGACACAAGAATAGAATTAGACGGTATAGCCGATAAAGGCGGCTCTCTGTTCTTCTTCTCATATGAACCAGAATAACCATGGCAAAGTTCAAAGTAAAGACCAAGAGAGTCTACCAAGAGACCGAAAAGGCTATTGTGATACTCACTAGTGGGTATGGAGGAGAGTTTGTCCCCATCCCTAAGAGCCAAATAAGCGCTTCTAAGACAGTTAAAGACGATCTAGGTGATTGGCTATACCTAGAGGTGAAAGACTGGCTATACGACAAGATAAAAGGAGACCTCTCGAAGATTTCCGCCGGTGATTTTATAATACTAACATAAACTATACGACAATGAAAA